CTATAACCTAAAGAGAGGGGAGGACAGGCTATCAAGTTATCGGAAATAACTCAAAAGCAAGGGTCGATGCTGGAATTTCATCCAGTCCCAGAACATTGCGCATCCAGCGCTTCTGTGGGATGTAAATCTCATCGGGATCAAGTTGTGTAGCATATGCTACAAGTTCTTCCATCCAGTAATTGCACTTACTGAAGAAACCGGAAGAGAGACCGGACGCTATGGTTTGACCAGCTATACGCTGTCGCGACCGTTCGGCATTGCCGACAAACTTTTCGGGGAAGAACGCGGTTTGAAGGAGCTCTTCAATTGGGCGGTAAATACCACCACCGTGTTTGGAATAACCAAGGAATTTAAGTTCAATTCCTTTGTTAGAAAACATGACTTTGTCAACATTGATTGTAAAACCAAGTTGTCCAAGCAGGTACGCAAACCTGTCGACTTGGAAATCAGCCTTAACTGATACTGCCATGTCATCACCAACTACGAAGATCTTTCCTATGATTTCAACTTTGGTTAGACCCATACGAAGAAATGTATAGACTGAAATGAGTAGTGTCACGAGTGTATCGACGATTTGGGTGAACCCAGAACCAGACGGTACACCACCAGCTTTCTTGACAAGCTGTCCAGAGGGAAGGAGAATTGGTGTGCGTTTGAAGTAATAGTGCAGAAAAGAAAAGACATTGTCATTTCTGGTCGATGCTGACTCTGTCATACCCATGTCATAGAACTGACGGAGTAGATCAAAAGACCAGTCGATATAATCTGGACCAATACAGGTGTCCAATTTCGAGATGTCGGTTACAAGACCGTGAGAATGATCTTGGAGAATATGGTCGATGAAGAAAGGGAGAGCCTTTGTCATGTTACGGCCTACAGGGTAGGGAAGCTTGCCGAAACGGAAAGAAAACCGTTCGATAAGTGGAATGACATAGCGCATCTCAAGCACTTTGACTTCAGCGGGGTAAGCCCAGACACCACGTGCCTTAGACTTGACATCAAGTTCACTCTTCTTAAGGAGACCCGGACGGAGACCAATCATACATGGGGGTGCACGAACGGCTGCGGGGTGGAGGAACTTTGCGAAATGGTTAAGACGTTTGGCTTTGTCATAGACATGACCAAGACATTCGCCTTGCGTTAAGTACTCACGACGGAGGGGAAGACCTGGGGATGAAGACATATCCAAATGAGGAAGTATCTTGTGCCAGCCAGCAAAATTGAAATCAATTGGTTCAATTTTACCGACAGACTCAAACATCTCGGAGACGATTTGTTTAGCCTGTGTCATTGTAGCGTTACGGGGCATCCGTTTCCAGCTACGGTCGTAAAGTTTAACGTGTTGCATAACCCTTTCTGGGGTACATGGATCGCGTACAAAAGTGTCCTCAAGCATTTTAGAAACATCAGGTGCTCTAGCTTTTAAGACATGACGAAACCAAGGATCAAACTTGGGAATCGAAGAGGAAAATGGATAGGGATCCATTGCTCCGATATGTTGCATGGTTTCGGTACAGTCGATCACGTAACCACTCTTGCCGTAAAATTGCAAGGAGGGTTTTGCGATGAAGGACTTAGTAACACTCGGTGCTACTGAAGCCTTTGGGCCTTTGGGAGTGGCAACCACTCCATCGTACTCTAGCTTTGCTAGATATGGCACGACGCCCGTTGGGAACAACTCGCGGAGGCGGAAACGCCGCTCAAGCGCGATTGCTCGTTGGTAAACGTTTTGAATGTTTTCGATCATCAGATAGTAAATGTTATGTTG